TCTGGGTGTGGATCGCGTAAGCAGCGCGCAGGCGTCGGCCGCATTCAAAACTTTTACGAGGAGATACTCACATGCTGATCAATAAGGCGAGTTTAACCGGGGTTTTCACCAACCTTAAAACCACTTTCAACAAGGCTTTCGAGGGCGCGCCGTCGGTCTGGGACAAAACGGCGATGCTGGTGCCCTCCACCGGCGCGCAAAACCTGTATGCCTGGCTGGACCGCTTCCCCAAGATGCGGGAGTGGATCGGCGACAAGGTGGTCAAGGCGCTGGGCGCGCAGGCCTACACCATCATCAACAAGGAGTGGGAGGCCACGGTGTCGGTGCTGCGCAAGGATATCGAGACCGACCAGCTCGGCATCTATGGGCCGATGGCCCAGGACGCCGGTTTTTCGGCCAAACAGTGGCCCGACGAATTGGTGGCGACGCTTAAAAACGGCGCCTTCACGGCCTTGTGTTACGACGGCCAGTACTTTTATGACACCGACCATCTGGTGGCCGGTGCCAACGTGAGCAACCGCAGCGCCGTGGCGCTGTCGGCCGCGACCGGGGCGGCCGCCGCGGCAAGCTACGGTGCCGGCCGCACGGCGATCATGTCGTTTAAAGACGATGAGGGCCGGCCGCTGGGTTTGATCCCCAACCTGCTGGAGGTTCCGCCCGCCCTGGAGACTGTCGGACGCATGCTGTGCGACAGCGATAAGCTGGTAGACGACACCCCCAACCCGTACAAGGGCACGGCCACGCTGCTGGTCAATCCCTGGCTGACCAGCACCACCGCCTGGTTCCTGCACGTCACCAACCGGCCGATCAAGCCGTTCATCTTCCAGCAGCGCAAGGCGCCGGCGTTCGTGCAGCAGACCAACATGGACAGCGACGATGTCTTCATGCGCGGCGAGTACAAGTTCGGCGCCGAGTCTTCGGGCAACGGCGGCTATGGTCTGTGGCAGATGAGCTATGGATCGACGGGGGTATAACGAACACAACGGCAGATGAGCCTAATGTGATAAGCCCCCGGGCACCATTGCCGGGGGCGTTCCGAAAGCAGAAAGGAAGATGCGCATGATCAGAATCATTTGCTCTAAAGACGGATTCCGGCGGGCCGGCATCGCCCATCCCCAGGGTGTGACCGAATACGCCGATAGCGCCTTTAGCGCCGAGCAGTTACGGGCACTCAAGGCCGAGCCCATGCTGGCGGTTGAAATCGTGGCCGAAGAGCCTAAGAAGAAATCCAAAAAAGAAGAGGCCTAGGAGCAATAAATGGCCTACGCAACCGCTCAAGAGCTGGTGGACCGGGTGGGCATCGACGCCCTTTCTGCGGTGTCGGACCGCGACTGGGACGCGGCCATCGAAGATGAGTCCGTGACGGCGGCCATCGATGACGCCAGCGCCGAGATCGACAGCTACCTTGCGGCGCGCTATCCGCTGCCGCTCGCCGATCCGCCGGCGGCGGTCAAGCGGGCCTGCATCGATATGGCCATGTACCACCTTTCGGGCAACCGCACGACCGAAGAGGTGGAAAAACGCTACAAAAACGCCGTCGCCTGGCTGCGCGACGTGGCCAAGGGCCTGGCCACCCTGGGCAGCGCGCCGGCCGAAGCCGCCGCCGGCGGGGCTTCGTTTACCGCCGGGGCGCGGCTTTCCACGCGCGAAAGTCTGAAAGGCGGCTTTTAGATGGCGGGTGTGGCGCTGCATATCGATCTGTCAAGGCTCAAGCTGATCCAGCGCAGGCTCGATGCCCTGGCCAATTTTGATCGCTCGGCCCTGCTGGGTGTGGTCGGCGATACTGTGGAAGCACAAACCAGGACGCGGCTTTCCGAAGAAAAACACGCGCCCGACGGCGCGGCCTGGCCGCAATGGTCGGAGGCGTATGCGGCCATGCGGCATGGCGATCAAAGCCTTCTGGAGGGCGAAGGCACCTTGATCGACTCCATCGACCATCAGGTGGCGGGTGATGAGGTCGAGATCGGCAGCAACCTGATCTACGCCCGGGTGCATCAGGAGGGCGCGGACTTTTCCATCGTCAGCAACAGGGCTAACATCCGCATTCCGGCGCGGCCGTACCTGGGGATTTCGGACGCAAACGAGGCCGAGATCGAGCGCACCATCGTCGAATGGTTCGAGGAGATCGGCACATGACGCTGCCTGCCATTCAGCAAGCCATCGTTGACGCCCTGGCCGAGGCCGGCCTGGGGGATTACGCCCAGGCGTATCCGGGCCGGATGTCGGTCGATGATTTGAAACGCCTGGTGGTGCGCGGCCAATCGACGGTGTGCGTGGGGTGCCTGGGCGTGCCGCGCGCCGAGAAAACGCCCGTGGGCGATGAATTGGAGACCCACTGGGCCGTCTACGTCCTGGCCCTGGACAGCCAGGGCCTATCGCGCGATTCGGCGGCCATGACGCTGGTGGCTCAGGTGGCGCGCCTTGCGATCGGCAACGTCTGGGGCCGCGAGGATCTGGACACGCCCGACGCGATCCGCGCGGACAATCTTTACAGCGGCACGCTCGAACGGCGCGCCGTGGCCTTGTGGGCCGTCACCTTCCGGCAGAACTGGCAGCCGGTGCAAAGCGCCGCCGGCCTGGATGACCTTCTGCGCGTGGTGGCGGTTTGGGATCTGGACCAGGCACAAGACGGTGAGCCGACGCCCACCGATACCATCGAACTTGAAGGGGGCTCGTGATGGGCACGTTTATTTTGAAACCCGCCGAAGGGCTGTTGGTGCGCGATCCGGAAACCGGCGCGCGTCTTTGCACCGACGGCGAAGAAAAGCCGGATACGGCATACTGGCGCCGCCGCCTGCGCGATGGCGACGTGGTGCGGGCTGACGCCCAGGGAGGCAATGCATGATTTCTTTTAACTCGATTCCAAGCAACATCCGCGTTCCGCTGACCTATGTGGAGTTCGACAACAGCCGCGCCGTGGTGGGCACACCGGCCATGCAGTACCGAATGCTCTTCATCGGTCAAAAGCTGGCCGCTGGCAGCGCGGCCGTCGATACGCTGCTTCAGGTGGCAACGGTGGGCGCGGCCGTGGCCATGTTCGGTGCGGGCTCGATGCTGGCGCGCATGATCGAGCGGTTCAAGGCCGATAACCGCTATATCGACTGCTGGGCCATCGCCCTGGCCGATCATGCCTCGGGCGTTGCCGCCACCGGAACCTGCACATTTACCGGTCCGGCCACGGCCACGGGTGTGCTGGCCATGTATATCGGCGGCGACCGGGTGCGGGTTACCATCAGCGCCGCCATGACGGCGGCCCAGGCGGCGACAGCCCTTGCGGCGGCGGTCAATGCCGACACCACTTTGCCGGTGACGGCCGCGGCCGTGGATGCGGTGGTGACCTTTACCGCGCGCCACGAAGGCCTGGTGGGCAACGACATCGATCTGCGCCTCAATTACTACTCGGAAGACGCGACCCCTGCCGGCATCGGCGCCACGCTGGTGGCCATGAGCAGCGGGGCGTCCAACCCGGACGTTGCCAGCGCCGTAACGGCGATGGGCGACCAGTGGTTCCAGGGGGTCGTTACACCCTACACCGATACGGCCAACATGGCGGTTTTGGAGGCCGAGCTGCTGTCCCGCTGGAGCGGCACGCGCCAGATCGGCGGCATTGCCTACTGCGCCTATCGCGGCACCCACGGCGCTTCGACGACCTACGGCGACGGCCGAAACTCTCCCTTGGTGTGCTGCGTCGCCACGGCCCAGACGCCTGACCCGCCGTATATCTGGGCGGCCGCGGTGGCATCCCAAGCCAGCATGAGCCTTTCCATCGATCCGGCCCGGCCGCTGCAAACCCTGGCCCTGACGGGTATCCTGCCGCCGCCCGAATCAAGCCGCTGGACGGCCACCGAGCGCAATCTGCTGCTATGGGACGGCATGTCCACCTGGTACGTGGACGCCGGCGGGGTGGTGCGTATCGAGCGGCTGATCACCATGTACCAGGAGAACGCCTATGGACTGCCAGATCCGAGCTATTTGAACCTGACCACGCCGGCCACGCTGGAGTATTTGCGCTACAGCCTGCGGGCGCGCGTCACCCAAAAGTTTCCAAGGCACAAATTGGCCGATGACGGCATCGACTACGGCCCGGGCCAGGCCATCGTAACGCCCAAGACGATCCGCGCCGAGCTGATCGCCCTGGCCGAGGAGTGGGCGCAAAACGGGTTGATCGAGGACCTGGCCCAGTACCGCGAAGATCTGGTGGTCGAGCGCAACGTAACCGACCGCGACCGGGTGGATGTGCTCTGCCCGCCGAACATCGTCAACCAGTTCCGGGTGTTTGCGGCCCAGATTCAATTCATTCTGTAAGGTCTGTACGGGCGGGTTTTAACCCCCCCCCCCCCCTACCTTAAGGAGAGACGCCAATGCCAAAGACTTTGGGGATCGTGAAAGTAAAACTGGACGGCACGCTGCTGCACAGCAAGCCGGGCGCAACGCTCGACCCGGGCGGTCCGGTGCGCACCGCGGTGGAGTCCGACCAGCCCGGGTTTTTCAGCGAAACGCGCAAGCCCGCGCGCATCGAGT